CAAAATACGATGATAAAATTGATATGATGATACGTCAAGCATCGTATGGTGGACAACTGGTTGTATATTTCTACGATGATATAGAATATTATATCCCTGAATCAACTGAAAATGATTTTACTCAAATCGAATTCAAGGACGCATCAATAGCTATTATAAACGTTGGAAATGGTTCTGGTGATGATACCTGCTTGGAAGGGCATTCATTTTCTTTGCCGTTTAAGCGGGAGAACCTGATAATTGATGAGACTATAAAGTACAATTATTCATTCGCAGTTTGTGGAATGTGTCCAGATTGGTGTGATAATACAATTGTCAATTTATCATCTGAACCTTACCAAAAGGAATGTGAAGTTAAGGTTAGTCCTATTGTTTCGCATAAAGATGTAGAGCAAAAATATAATGAAGTGTTTAAATCTGGTAAATGCTCTGCTGGGGATATGGATATACATAGGCATCGTAATGTTATTTATATTAATGATTTCCCTTGTGGTAATAAGTGTATGGATTGTGGAACTTTTTGGGTTGACTAATTCGCAATGAATGACTAGGCAAACTGATGAGGCTTGAATAGCCGAAACCGAATCCATTTGCAGGATTCGGTCTTTGTCACAATTTAATAAATTTGCAGTATTGAAATTTTGACGTATAAATAATCACAAACACTAAAACAAAAGGTTATGGTAAAACGAATAATAAAAAGAAACTTGCCACTAAATGTAAAATACACTTGTATTGATAAAAAGTATATACCATTAGTAGATGGTAGCGGTTGTATCTGTGATAATTGTGGCAAACTTATAGCTAACATAGCGACTGTAAAAAGTGTAAATGGAACTTATAATATTGGCTTTGATTGCTTGGAAACATTGTTACTTAATAACAATTTGCTTGACGGGTTTGATGTAGCTGAATATGAAAACGTAAAAAAATGGATTTCACAAACTATTAGAATTGCTAAAAAATTAAAAGAAACAATTTCAAATAATCCAAACACAAATATAACTGGATTAGCATTTGAACCTGTAGAATACACAAGTGATTATTATCCTTTCTACTGGCTGAAAAATAATGAGGTTAAGAGTAGGGACAATGACTACATTAAAGCAAAAGGTATTGATTTTAATTTTATGATTGATACCCTGAGAAATATTTTCCCAAAACTAAATATAATTGTAAATCAATAATTATAACAAACGAAACAATACTTGCTCAATTATGATAAGCAATGGTGTACTTAGAAAATGATTATAACATAGAAACCAGTGCAACATCCTTTCGTAAAGGGAATGGAGATAGATGGGACTATGAAGCCTTGTTTTCCCTTCCTATGTTTTGTTACGACGAAGATACATACAAAACAAAGATTCTAATGGAGAGAGGAAACGGCGGAATGGCAGATATTTATGAAAGTACATGTGAGTATGTGTACAAAGCAACTAATCACTTAATCATTATATTATGACACGAGAAGACGTATTAAGAATTTTAGAGTCAAAGCCTCTTCACATCATAAATAGAAGGGATTATAATTCTGCAATCAAAGCTTTGAAAAACCCAGGAACAAAAGTTTATTGTGGGAAACGTATCACAGTGGAAGGAATACCAACGTCAATTACATGGCAATATGAAGTGGTTAACTTGTTTAGGAGACTAGGATTCACATCGTATGAAGCTGGAAATGATGCGCCAAGAAAAGGCAGACAAGGTGACTATATAAAAGTATTTTGAGTAAATTAGCAGAATGAAAGCCAAGCAAGTAAAATACAAATCAGGGAAAGCAGGCATAAAGATAGAGGTAGGACTAAACAGAGAATTAGTCAGAATCCTCAAAAATATGCCTGCAAAGTACCATTCTAAAGGAAAGTATTGGACTTGCGAATTAAACAAAAGGAATGCACTTATCCTCAAAGAAAATAAGGTAAAGTTAAGCCCGTCTTTAGAAGACTACCTATTCGGGAATATAAATAAAGTTCCCACCCCACCGATTAAGATAGAAGGATTAACTGGTACACTTAGAAAGTACCAAGAACAAGGTGTGTCCTTCATTAACCAAGTGAATCATAGAGGAATTATTGCAGATGATATGGGATTGGGGAAGACCATACAGGCAATAGCCTACTGTCAATATCATCACACAGAAAGGCCGGTACTTATCATAGTCCCTGGTTGCGTGAAATATAAATGGCAAAGGGAAATAGTAAAATGGATACAAAATCCTGGTGAAATACAAATCCTATCCGGCAAAACCCCAAATGAAAAAATTACAGGTGATATAGTTATCATAAACTATGATATCCTGCATGATTGGAGGCATGTATTGTATAAGATAAAATTCAAAATAGTTGTTATTGATGAAGTACAATACATAAAAGAAAATACAGCTAAACGTACAAAAGTAGTAAAACACATAGCCCGAAAAGCAAAACACTTGATAGGGCTATCCGGTACTCCTATTGAAAATAGACCAAAAGAGATATACAACATAGCAAATCTTTGCAACCCAAAGTTATTTCCAAATATGTTTGAATTTGGATTAAGGTATTGTGCCGGATATAACAATGGCATGAGATGGGATTTTAGTGGAGCCTCGAATACAAGGGAGCTTAATAAGATATTGTTAGAGAATATTATGATCCGCCGGCTTAAAACGGAGGTATTAAAGGAGCTTCCACCCATCCAATATAGTATAATCCCGCTTATTTTGAGCAACAAAAGTGAGTATAATAGGGCTGCAAGTGACTTTATAAATTACGTCAAGGAAACAAAGGGAATTAAATCGGCAAACGCCGCAGAAAGAGCCGAAACTTTGTCAAGACTTACCACATTGAAACAACTTGCTGCAATAGGAAAAATTGAGCAAACCATTGAATGGGTTGATGATTTTTTGCAAAGTGGAAACAAACTTGTTTTGGCCTGTTGGCATAGGCAAGTACTTGATACACTATACAAACACTATTCAAAGATAGCTGTTCGGATAGATGGTAGTACAAAAAACAAGGATGAAGTGGCACAACAATTCCAGACACAAGACAAATATAAATTAGCTATTGTAAACATGAAAGCCGGAGGTGTAGGATTAGATTTGTTTGCAGCAGCTGATGTTGCCATTATGGAATATCCGTGGTCGCCTACATTAATTGGTCAAATGATAGCAAGGGTACACAGGATGGGACAGAAAAGCAAAAAAGTAACAGCCCATTTTCTTGTTGGATTGGGAACTATTGATGACCACATGGTGTCCATTATTGATAAGAAGCAAAAAATAATAGACAGAGTAATGGACGGTAAAGCAGACGAAGATATTATTTTGATTCAAAAAATAATCGATAATTTGTTAAACGAAAAATAAAAGTTATGAAATTAATTGTATCGTATGAAGGTTACATGAAACCTAATGGTGTTTCAATTTATGAAGGGGATATCACCGAACGATGCTTAGTCCAAGTTTTGGAAAATCATTGTTATGGTATTGATTTGTCAGGAGACAGTATCCAACCACCTACAACAAAAGAACTATTAGAACAAATAGCTAGTGACAGTGATAAAGGTGGTTGTGACTTTATTATTTCTATTATCTCTGATCAAGGAGAGATTGTATATGCTTTTAATAGAGATGATAAAGAAACTCCCACTAAAGAAAGCAAAACAATTGTTTTAAAATAAAAGCTATGGAATACAATTTGATTTACAACCGTGCCTGGTCTTTTCATAAGACCACCGGTATAGAATTAGAAGAACTGATTGCAGAGGCCACACTGGCTTATCTTATAGCTAAACAAAACTATGATAAAGACAAAGGTGCTTCATTTATTACTTATGCTTACAAGTGTATTAATTCAGCACTGATTGAGTATCAAAGAAAACTAAAAAAGTTTGAAGTAATAAATGATCCACTTGGATCATTAGACTGGATTCAAAATGGAGTTGACAACATTAAAGAAAGTACTGCATTGAACCTTAGCAAATTTTCTGACAATGTACGTCAGATAATCCAATATGTTTTGGATCACCAGGACGAGTTTGATTTAAACAAGAACTTAGGTAGAGCCAATCGAGGAAAAATAGCAAGGGCGTTTCTGGAAGAAGGTTGGAACAAGACAAAAATCTATAAAGCTATCAATGAGCTTAAACAAATACTAAACAATACCCCAGAAAACGAGCTTTTTTCATAAGGTTCCTTACTGTTTCCAGACTACAAAATTGCTTAATAGTATAATTTATTAAACAATGTTTTTATTAAAAGGAAGGACCATGAAAAATATGAAAGTGTTTTTGCTACCTTAGATTATTTTGTATGAATATCATTCAATTATATGAGGATTATGGAATAGACTACAAAACCGAAGGACATAAACATTGTCGAGAAGGTTGGGTGAATATTCCTTGTCCTTTTTGCACCGGAAATCCTGGTTATCATTTAGGGTTCCCGTTGGATGGATTCGTATTCAAATGTTACAGGTGTGGAAAGCATGGTGTATATGAAGTGATAAGCAAGTTACTATCTGTATCAACAAAAGAAGCAAAACAGATAGTAACACAATACAGCGGAAAAATACAAAAACCTGTATCCAAGCCTGTAATAAAGTCAATCGGATTCAAATTACCATCCGGATTAGTTGATTTGCAACCACCCCACAGAAGGTACCTGACAGACCGTGGGTTCAATCCTCAATATCTCCGAGATAATTGGGAGATAATGGGAACCGGTCCACTGTCCTTTCTATCTGATGGCAAAAAGCAGATAGACTACAAGCATAGGATATTTATTCCTATATTTTGGAAAGGGAAAATGGTGTCTTTTCAAACCAGGTCAATTAAAAAGAAGACGGAACACGGGGATCTAAAGTACATAGCGTGTCCAAAAAACAGGGAGATAATACACCACAAGGACATCATCTATGCTCATAGAAACTGGGAGAAAATAAGAGGGGAAACAGGGATAGTGGTGGAAGGTGTGACGGACGTTTGGAAACTGGGAGAAAATGCAGTTGCTACCTTCGGTATAGAATACAAACCTAAGCAAGTTAATATCCTTGCAAAAGCATACAAAAGGATAGCGGTTGTATTTGATGAAGAGCCACAAGCCAGAAGACAAGCAAAAAAATTAGTTGAGGAACTGATCTTATTAGGCGTTGATGCATGGTGGGTACCCATAGACCAAGACCCAGGCTCAATGACAAAGGAACAGGCAAGGAAATTAGTAAATAAAATAATTCACTATTAAATTGTACTCAAATGTTAGTAAAAGAAATTTTAGTACGGATATTCACTGGTTGGAGATCAGCTGAATATTTTGGTTTGCCAAGACCACGAATTGTAATTAGGGCTAAAGTAAAAGGTCCGGATGGAATGAAACAGTATATTGGTTCTATATATAAAGATATGCCTTACAAAAATGCGTATTCCTTTGTATATGCATCAACTGAAACCAAAAAGAATTTATATTTTTCTGGGGCACTCAAACATTTTTACTGTCAAACGCCATTGACAAGGCAACCAGAAAAACCTTTTAAGGAGTCTTCAAAGGTATTCATTAAGCATCCAAATAGAAAAATGCTGTACTGGAAGCCAATAAATGTTAAATAATTTGCTTTTAATAAACAAATTTTTGTATATTTGCAGTGTTCAATCAAATTAAAAGCGGGTGAAATATCCCGCTTTACCTTAACTAAAAAATTTAACATAGTATATGAAAAAAGAAGTAAGACAAGACGTATATACGCAGGCTGCATATGCAAAAAAAGTAGGTAAAACGAGAGCCTGGGTAAACCAGCAAATAAAAGCTGGAAATTTGAAAATACTCCGAATCAATGGTGCTACTTTGATTAAAGAGTAGAGATTTTTTTATGGAAAAATTTAACAGTGTGAAAACAAACAATATGGAAGGATGGATAAAATTACACAGGAAATTCATTGATTGGGAATGGTACGATATAAGTGAAATGGTACACTTATTCATTCACCTACTGCTTAAGGCTAATCACGAAACAATTAACTGGCGTGGAATTGAAGTTAAAAGAGGACAATTGATAACTGGATTGAAGCAACTTCATGAAGAAACAAATATTTCAATTCAGACATTAAGGTCTTGTTTAAAAAAATTAGAAAAAACAGGAGAAATCAACAGGCAAACTAACAATCGATTTTCGTTAATAACTATCTGTAACTATGATAATTACAATCGTGCAATTGACGAAGCCAACAAGCAACCTAACAAGCAACTAACAAGCAACCAACAAGCAACTAACAAGCAACTAACAACAAACAAGAATGTAAAGAATGAGAAGAATGAGAAGAATGAGAAGAATAACCCTAATATATCTTTATCTAAAGAAAATAATTCTTTATCTAAAGCTATATTTGTCCCTTCAAGGGACAGTGAGATTGATAAATTTGATACTTTAAATTCTATCAAACCTAAACTGGAACGTACCAAAGGCAAAGCATTATTTGACGTACCAGTACAAAAGAAGGAAGAGGTATCCCAGGAGGATAAGTATTTAGCTTTAGCTACCAAACTAAGTGAAATTATCCAGACCAAGAAGAATATTAAACATACCAAATCCCAGATACAGGCTTGGGCCAAAGAATTTGCCGGACTGGAACGGGTAAATAAAGTCCAGTATGAAAGACAAATGACCGCAATGCGGTGGTATGAAGAGCACATAGGTGAACCATATGTCCCAGTTATTGAATCCGGATCCAGTTTTCGGAAAAAGTTTATAAATCTGGAAGAAGCCATTGTACGTTCCGAAAATTCAAATACCCAAAAAACCAAAAACAAATGCAGCCTTGCACATTTCGATCCAGAGTACAATGATATTTTAATGCGCAAGGCGACTGAAAAAGTTACAGTATTATGAAAGACTTAATCAAATGTTCCAAATGTGGCAGTTATTACGATCCACGGAAAAACTGCAAAACATGTATCCGAAAAAAGTTATGGGATGAGGACATATTCCCAAACAGGGTACTTCCGCTTTTCCCAACAAGGATACAAAAAGGGTTACTGAATTTTAAATTCCCAAATGCCGTAATCCTTACAGGATGTGTCTACATGTATGGACCGGTTTCGGTTGGAAAGACCATGTTGGCGTGTGCCTCTTTGGTCAAGACCATGGAACAAAACTACCTGTATGGGAATTGGTTTGGACGTGAAGGAGCATTTGTGAACGTACCAAACCTGTTACAGGAACTGCGAAACAGTTTCACAACCAAGTCTTTTGGGACAACAGAGCAGCAGTTGATAGAGAAATACAAAAATGTTCCGTTTTTAGTATTGGACGACGTAGCGGTTCAAAATGACACCGATTGGGCATACATGGTACTGTATCAAATAATTGATTACAGGTACAATGAATACAAGACAACAGCCTTTACCAGTAATGTTGCCTTAAAGAATCTAATGACCCAGATGAAGGATCAACGCATCCCAAGTAGGATAATAAATATGGTCAATGAGGGTTTAGGGGTTATGGACATGACCAAGTATATATACGAAAAATAATAATTCCTTGCCTATTCCTTTGACGAAAACCACAAAGTGGTAATAGGTATAGGACAAGACAAAATAAACGAAATTTAAGCCGTTTCCTCAAATGTTAAACAAAATTACAGAAAGACAGATTGTTCTCGGGTGTCTTGTTTCGCCAGAATACATAGCAGACATACGGCCTATATTTAATTTGGACTATCTTAGAGCCGAATCCAGTAAGCGTATTTGCAGATGGGCTATTGAGTTCTATGATAAGTACAACAAAGTTATAGGTGAGGATATATCAGACTTGTTTATGGAAAAAATAGACAAGGAACATATATCCGATGAATTGGCAGAGCAAATAGAAGCCGTACTTCAATCCATTTCGGATGAGTTTGAGCGGGAAGTATTTAACTGGGAATACATAGCTGACAAGACAGAGGAATATTTTCAGGCCAGAGCATTAGAGCTTCATCAGGAGAAGGTACAATTGCTTTTGGACAACAAGGATATTGAAGAAGCCAACAGGTTGATGGAAACCTTTGTGCTTCCACATAGGAAGAACAAGGACGGAGTTGACCTATCTGATCCAGGAATACTTGATAAACTTGAAAAAGTATTTGAGGATACAACAAAACCACTTTTCAAGTTACCAGGACCAGTGGGACAATTGGTAAATGAATTTTTGGTACGTGATTCATTTATTACTTTTCAAGGTCCGGAAAAGAGAGGTAAAACTTGGACACTGTTAGAGATGGCAATGAAGGCAGTGAAACAAGGATGCAATGTTGCGTTCTTTCAGGCTGGGGACATGAGTGAAAACCAACAATTGAGACGTATTGCAATATACCGTGCCAGATTGTCTGACAAGGAAAAATATACAGGTTTGCAATGGGTTCCTGAGAAGGACTGTTTTTATCAACAAATAGACAAATGTACGGAGCCACAAAGGGAATATGATGCAGGGTTGTTTTCAAGGGAAGACGGTATCAAAAGCAGGGAAGACGTTACAGCCAACATTTTAAAAGAAGCGTCTTTGCGTGACCCTGATTACCGTCCATGTAGGAATTGTCCTAAGTATCATGGTTCTGTGTTTTTGAAGCAAGTTGATTTAGGCGACCCGCTGACTGTATCAGACGCACAAAGAGAATTTAAAAAGTTTTTTATTGATAAAAAAAGAAGGTTTAAATTGCAAACATATCCCAATCAGACTTTGTCTGTGTCAATGATAGAAAGTAAATTGGATCAATGGGAGCGTGAAGATGGTTTTGTGCCGGATGTAATTGTAATTGACTATATGGACCTATTGGTATCAAACGTAAAAGAGTTTAGGCATAGTCAAAATGATATATGGATGAAGATAAGAGGTTTATCACAAAAAAGACATACTTGTGTGATATCCGCAACGCAGGCAGATGCAAAAAGTTATAAAACAGATACTATGACAATGGATAACTTTAGTGAGGATAAACGTAAATATGGTCACGTAACAGCTATGATAGGACTAAACCAGGATCAAAAAGGACGTGAGAAAGAATTAGGTATCATGCGTTGGAATATTATTGTGGCTCGTGAAGCTGAATATATTCCTTCTAAATGTGTAAGCCTGATACAAAGTATTAAACAAGGAAGGGC